CGCTGGATGATATGCTGAATCTCGTGGTGAACGGTGCTGCGTGCCGCCTCGTTATCCATCCGCGAGTTGACATAGATCGTCACATCCTGCGGGGAAAATATTCCTCTGCGGTTTGGCCCCAATGACCGGAAGGCGATGTTCACGCCCTTGAGGAATGGGTATGCCTGGAACAGTCCGCGGTCTTTCAGGACATCCGACAGTTTGCCGTCGCGCATCTCGAGCGAAGAAAGGCTGTCGTCAAGTTCGAAACTCCATTGTCCCGGGACGATCTCCCACCAACCGGTTTCCTTCCAGATGTCCTCGCGGGGCTTGCCGGCGGCTTTCATCTCCTGGGCCTTGGCCAGTTTGCCGGTGTCGGCTGTGGTGGCATTTTTGCCGGCAAAAGAGAATAGCGGATTTCCGGCGCCGTCACTCCACTCTTCCATGGATGAATCTTTGACGGGTGCCATGGCGATAAGGACATTACCCTTTCTCGTCACCTCGCCGAAATACTGACGCACTTCATCCTCATACCAGGCGGTCTTCTGGTGATTTTGCCATGAAGCGGGAGCGCCGTTGACTACCTTTGTAACCCGGCTGTTGCCGTCACCGTCGCCTTCATGGATCTGGAAATAGGCGGTACCGTCTGCTTTGATAGCCTTGGCCGCCTGTCGAATTACCGCCAAGCGAACAGGCTTCTCTTTGATGACATTCAGCACATTATTTACGGTCGCCGTGTCGGTCCTGTTGGCCGTCAATTCTTTGACAACATCTTGGTTATGCTCGGCCGATCTGTTGAAAGGATCGTAGACCAAGTTCTTTATTCCTTGTTCCTTCAGGTATTCCGTCCCGGCGTCATACTTTCCACCGCCGATGTCGACATTGACGGTTCCCGGCTTGAGGAAGTTTTTCTTGAAGAGTGCCGGGACTTGGTTCAATGAAGTTGCGGCCGAAGAGATAGCCTGCAGGACCTTCTCGGAGAACATCGGCGCGGCCATGTTGCTGCCCTGGATATCCCCCCCGCGCTTCACCGCGCTGATCGCCATGACCCGCAGGTCATCGACAGACAGGTAATTGACGAACCGGTTACCGAACACCCTGATCAGGATCTTCTTGGCCGCTGCCATGATACGGCGGACTACTCCCGACTCCGGAGCGTCCTCGACCATGTAGGCCATGACCTCGCTCCAGTAGTGCTCAGACTTCGTGCTCTTCGGCACCCTGGCCATCGCGGCGCGGATCGCCCGGCCGGTCCTGCCGGATTCTCTCTGCCGCTTCGACAGGGACCGCTCTATTGCCTGATACTCCCTGTCCTTGAGCATCAGTTTGCGGAGGTGAACGCCAACCTCATGGTTGAGGACATCGCCGGCCCGGCCTTTCTGAATGCCATCGGCCACGAGCCATGACTTGGTGCCATCGGTGAAACCTTGGATGGTGCGGCCGTCTTCTGAGTGGAGGATATCCGGAGATGTCAGCCGGTCGATGACCTCCATGGCTTCTTCCTGGGTGCCGACGAAATCAACCGCCCCGGATTCCACGAGAGAGGTGAAGGTCTCTTCGCCGATGGTGGAGCGCAGTTCGTCTTCCAGTTGCGCCACGGTGCGGCCGGTGGTGGTGCCGCCGGACTTCGAATATTCGACACCGAGTTTCGCCTTTTCCACTTCCTTCGCCACGGCATCTTCTGAAGCATTGCTTTTCTTCCGGCTCTCCAGTTCCCGCTCGACCGCCGTCAGCCGCTCCCCTTTCTGCTTCAGATCATCTTCTTTGGCAAATGGCTTTCCCGCCACTTCCTTGTAGGTAGGCAAGTCCTTCTCGGCTGTCGCAAGAAGACGGGCTTCATTGTTTGCCCTTGATGAGATATCTTCGATGGTGTCCAGGGTGCCGCGGAACAATGAAGGCATCGCCGTGTGCGCCCGGTTGGCGGCGAGGGTCGAGGCATAACTCTGGTTGACGAGGTAGGATTGCTTCCCGCCGGGAAGGTCTATTCGGCGCTCAAAGAAGAATTCAACCTGTTTTTTACGATCAACAACCTTGTGCTTCTCATAACCGACAGCCGACATCGAAACCTGCATGGAAAGATCGATATCGATACCATGAACAGTGACGGTCCCGAGCATGATCTCATCGGATTCGGAAAAGTCCGGATCCTGCTTTTCAATCTGCTCGAGTTTAGCATTGGCCAGGGCAACGACTTCCTTGGTGGCCTCGCCACGCTGCTTGAAGGACTTGCCGTTGATCTTCATGGCAAAGAAAGCGGCATCGCCCAAGACCGCATGCAGGGCATCCTCGGCCTTGACTTTGGCCCGGTACTTCTTGCCGTCGATGGTGACGGAAAAAGGTTCCGCGCCTTCCTTCTTCGACTCTTCGATCAGTTTATCCAGGGCCTTCCTGGCGTCGGAGCCGCCATAAGTGGTGCCGTCGATGTCGACGGTGGCCGACTCCCACTTTCGCCGCTCGTCGGCGGTGGCCTTCTCGACTGTCTTCGCCGCAGACTCCAACTCCTTGATCATGGCCGGCGCCGTCTCGATGGTCCGTTCCATCCGGTGAATGGTGTCTTCGGCCGCCCATCTTTGCCGCTCATGTGCCCGCTTCAGCCGCTCAAGTTTGTCGATCTCGGCCGACAACTGCACCCGCTCAAGCTGCAGCGGTTCTCCGGAGGCGATAGCCGCAATCTCGGCCATGCCAACGGCATCGGTATCGTCAAACTCCATAGTGAAAGAGCCGTCATACTGCCGAATGCCGTTGATCATCTTCAACTTGGTGGAATTGAGCGCCCACATCTTGGCATCGACGGTGGTGTCGGTGGTATAGGCCAGGATTTCCACCTCGAAGTTATCCCGGATAGAATTGCCGTTTTCATCAAAACCGATTCTATTGCCCTGACGGATGATGCGCCCCTCGCGCTGTTCGATGTCGGAAGGCTTCCAGGTGACATCGACATGGTGAAGGCCGACGAGCCGCTCCTGAACGTTGGTCCCGGCGCCCATTCGCGGAGTGGAGCCGATAAGCACCCGCACCGCGCCGCTGTTCACTTCCTCGAAGAGGAATTTCTTCTTCTCGTCGGTGTCGGCTTCCTGGATAAACCGGATCTCGTTTGCGGGAATACCGCGCTCGACAAGATTATCCTTGATCTGCTGGTAAGCGTTCCAGCCACCGGCCTGGGCAATCCTCAGTTCCTCGATCTCTACCGGGTCGAACCGCTCCAGGCTATCACCGATGCGCCTGATAGCCGCTTCATCTCCGGTGCGCTCGGCCGCCTCCAGTTTGGCCATGAGCTCGTCGTAGGTCTTGATGATCTTGTCATCGCCTTTCGCCTTGGGGACGCTCCGGTCCAGGAAGATAAGTTGGGTGCCCTTTTCGGCCGTCCATTTGCGATGGAGCCGCACAACTTCATCGGATACCCTGGAGAGTTTTCCGCCTTCCTCGTTGCTGTCGATACCTGGCCTAGCCGCCCGGGCATCGAGTGAAACCTTTCTGGCCCGGTCCATCAGCCGCAGGCGCGCCTTATTACGCTCTTTCGGATCGGTGATGCTTTCCAGTCCGTCAAAGCCGCTGATGATGTCCTCGATGATTCCGCGCTGTGCCGGCGTCGGTTTGACGTTGATACCCACCCGGCCGCCGCCCTTGACTTTCGGCAAGGGAAATTGAGCGCCGTTGTTGTCCTCGGCGTACCACTTCTGAATATCGTCATTCGATACGCAATCGGCGAAGGTGTAGTAAAGGTCCATGAGGGACCGGGTATTCGTCCAGTCGCGGCCAAGGCGGGAAACCTCCTTGAGGCCCTTGCCGGAATCGGTCGGCTCGAAGGCGCTGTTGACGGAAGCGAAGTTGTTTCGCCAGGCGTCGAAATGTTCCAGACCGTGCTCCTCAAGGAGTTCCGGCACCAGGTAGCGCATAAGGGTATACATCTCGACCGCGCTGTTCGATATCGGGGTGCCGGTCATGAAGGCGATGGAGCCGTTTTTCATCTCGTGAAGGACACGTGTTTTTGTCCACAAATCGTAGGCTTTTCCAGACCCGCCTTTCGGCCCCATGCCGCGCACGTTGAGGCTTGAAGTGTAGAACAAATTTTTCCCGATATCGTGTTCTTCGTCGACGGTCAGGTCATCAACTCCCAACTGCTCAAAAGTGAGGAGTCGGTCTTTCTTCCCGCTCTTCTCCTTTACCTGGGCCAGCCGGTTCTTGATCTTGTCGCGCAGGGCTTCCGCCTCTTTCACGGCCAACGGTTTTCGGAAACTTCCGCCATCATGCCCGGTTTCTGCCAGTGCTTCCTTCACGGCTTCCTCAGCAATGGCCAGCTCTGCTTCCAGGTATCTGGTCTCGGTAGCCGGAGAAATGCCGATAAACTGGAAAGAGGAATGCGGGACGATAACCATATCCCAATCGCCGGTTGCGATCTTGGCGAATATCCGGCGGCGCTTTGCCGGGACCAGATCTGACTTGCCGGCGGCCAGCAGCTTGGCCCCCGGGTAGAGCTTATAAACGTCCTTGGCAAACTGCTCGACAAGATGGTTCGGGACAACGATCATTGGCTTACGGGAAAGCCCCATGCGCTTTCGCTCGAGCGCCCTGGCTATGCTGGTAAAGGTCTTGCCGCTACCGACAGCATGGTCGAAGAGAACAACATTATCGACGATCCCGCGCCATATGGCGTTCTTCTGGTGCCGGCGCATGGCAATGATGGCATCTGGCACCTTCCCCGGGAACTGCAGGTGTTGCCCGTCGCGCTGCTTGGTGACCCGGACATTGAATTTGTCGTTGAAGATTTTTACCAACCTGTTCCGGCGGTCGGAGTCCTTGAATACCCATGCGTCGAATTCATCCTTGATCTCGGCAGCCTTGGCTATTGCCGCATCGGTCGCCTCCTGGTCGACATGAGTTTTCCCTTCATGGTCGGTGTAGGTGACTTTGATCGGCCGATTGTTGAGGATGGCGTCCACGAGCGCAACTGGACTCCGTTGCTGAGTGCCCCAATTACTCGGACCGGCCGTCCTGCCCTGAACATGGAAGGTGTTTGTGGTGCGGAAATACTTCACCTCTGCCGGGCTCTTGGTCAGGTGAGAAAGGAAATCGGCATAGACATCCGCCGGAATCCACACGCCGCCGATGGTCGCCGTCACCTTGTCGGCGGTCCACGGCTCCGGCAGCACCTTCTCCAGGGCCTTGGCGTTCTTCTCCAGGCCTTTGGCCTTGGCCGCCGCCATCTTCCTCACAACATTACCGCCGAGATATTCGTCGGCCGGTTCCCACCTGTCAGTTTCCGGATCGAAGAAGATGAGCGGGGTATCGAGGTCGTCATGCAGGGCCTTGACGGTCTCATCCTCGCTCTTGCCCAACAGTTCGGCCACTCTCTCAAGGCTGATTCGTCCGGTCTCCGACAGGTTGATGGCCAGGGCGTCGGCGGGCGTCGCCGCCGTGGTGGCCTTCTCTACCGGGGAGATGACCCGCTTGCTCAAGATGGTGGCCTGCTCAACCATGGCCTGTTGAGGCGCTATGCCGAGTTTCTTCGCCTTGTCCTTATCGATCGGCGGTTTGTACTTGCTTTCCAGGGAGAGGAGCAGGGCACTGTTCGGCATGCCTGCCAGGATGTTGGCCGTCTTCCTGTCGTTGATATGCGAGTGCTCTTTCACATAGGCGTCATACTGCCGGCGCAGTTTCGCCCGGTTGCTCTCCATCTCCTTCTCGGATGAATCGGAAGTCTCGAGGTTGATCTGCTTGGTGAGGGTTTCGAGAAGCTGTATAGAGTCGCGCAGGCGATTATACCCCGGCTCGCCGAGTTTCATGTTGGCCGGAATGTCGCTTTCCTTCTCGAATACTTCTCGGGTTTTCTGGTTCCGCTTGGTCGCCTTGTCACCGACAACCACCTTGACCTTCGCCCCCTTTTCATCAACCTTGTCGACATCGCGGAACCACTTGCCGTCCTTGTCCATGCTGAGAGCCGATGACCAGGGGGAAGATGGTGTGATAACCCGCTTGGATAGAATGGTGTCTCCGCCGTCGGTCTCGCGGTCGATAACCTGCTCCAGTTCGCCAAACTCATTGAATGAGATGGAACCCAATTCCTGACCGGAGAGGGAAATCTTCATGGCGTCGACCATGTTCTTGAAATACTGCGCCTGCTTGTCGGCTGGTGCCACTTCAACGGCGATATCCGCCGGCATGGTCTTGATGATCTTGTCTAGGCGCGCTGCAATGTCCTCGGACTTGTCGAGTTTCACATTGACGTTGGTCCCGGATCCCCGCATGGAGCCGGATCGTTCCAGTCGGCCGATAACCGCTGCCGGGTTCGATTTGAAATAGGCGTTGACCCTCATCGGCTCGCCGCCGAGCGGATCTGGAATGGTTGTGGTTTCCACCCACTCAGGATCTGGCAGGGTGATCTTCTGTTTTGCGGCGGTCTCCCGGGCGGTCTCCATCGCCGAGAGTTCGCGCTCGGTGTATTTCTGCAGGAAGAGAACATCCGTCACGACATCGGTCTTGGCATTCTCCTTGAAAGCCGTATCCGGCAGCCGGATGGCGGCCAGGAGTTTTCCTTTTCCAGCCAACAGTTTACGAACGGTGGTATCCTTTCCGTCCATCAGGTAGCGCGAAACCACCATCACCTGCAGGCCGCCGGGCTTCAGAGCGTCCATCCCGGCTAGGAAGAACTGGTGATGAATCGTGTAGGGATTGAGGTCCGGATTGTGCGGGAAGTTGAGCCGGTCTTGCCCGAAAGGCGGATTGCCGATTACCAGGTCAAAGCTGTTTTCAGGCAATGGAAGATCCTGGAAACCGGAATGGAATACTGCGGCGTTCGGGTAGAGGTGCTTGGCAATGCCGGCCGTGATATTGTCGTACTCGACCGCCATCATGTTGGTATTGCCGGCCAGGGATTCCGGCATCAGACCAAGGAAGTTGCCGACACCAACAGAAGGCTCCAAGACGTTGCCGCCCTTGAACCCCATGCGCTCGACCGCCTTCCACATCGCATTCACGACCGGGAAACTGGTGTAGTGCGCGGCCTTGGTGCTGTTCCTGGCAACGGCCAGTTCTTCTGGTGTCAGGATCTTCTCGAGTTCGGCAACACGATCCTCCCAGCCGCTCTTTACCTCGCCGGTTACGCCATTGCGGAAGGAATTGGCCAGCCCGCCCCAGCCGACATACCGGGCGAGGGCGCGTTGCTCATCCGGAGTAGCCCGGCGCTTTTCTGATTCGAGTTTCTTGAGGATTTTGATAGCGGCGAGATTGTCGTTGAACTTCACGGTCTCACCGCCTTGACCGAGACGAACGTCTTCGGTAATGCGGAAATTTACTGCGGGAGTGGTGGCTGGGCCGCTTACTCTCTTTCCATCTCCTCTACCACTTCCTTCTCCGGTTTCAGAAGAATGTACCTCGGCAACATCACCTCTTCCGCCTCGTGGTGCTGATACCCCGCCTGCATCAGGCTTCTTATTCCCTCCTGCGTTCTTTCGGCCGCCTTGAGCGCTTCCGCCTGCAGGAGCCCGGCCGCTTCCAGTGCCGCCGCTTCCTTCGGACGCCATTCCTTCCAGTGCATTATCGCCTGGACCTGCAGCTGCTTCGTCGTCTGCCCGTACTGACTTCCCTTCACCTGACTGATTTTCGTTATCGGCATATGGTTCACCTCCCCTTTCTTCAAGCGTACTCTTGTTAGGCTTTTCTGTCAACTCGACTTCGAGGTTTCCATTCCGCACGTCCTTGACGAATCGCTGCAGGTAGGGCCGGATCTTGTCACCGAATTGTCCGTAGAAGTAATTGATGAGTTCCTTGACGGAATACCCAAGATCCTTTACTCCATTCCAGGCGTTGACGAAATGAGGCTTGGCCTTTTGATATGTCTCCTCATCGAATGCCGGCCCCATCCTGATGGTATTCGGATCGCCGAAAAGAGCAGTGAGACCGGCCATGGCGTCCTTGACCGCCGACTGCGCGGCAATGCCGCCTTCCTTGACGATCTGCCCGGCGGTCTTCTTCGGCGCTGGCGGACTCGGCGGGTTGCTCTTCGGCGGCCGGGGGGCGATCGGCGCTTTCGGTTCACGGGGAGGCTTCGGCGGTTCGGCAGTCTTTGGCGGTTTCTCGGCTGCCCGTTCCTGGTCTACCTCGTCAAAGAGATTGTCGATATCATCATCCGACATTTCCTGGAGTTGTTCCAGGGTCGACTTCGGATCTGCCTCTGGCCTTTCCTCGACAAGACGAACATTATCGGAAGTGGTCTCGAAAGATTCCCCGTTTTCCAGGGATATGGAAACAAGAGGTTTTTGTCTGCCGATCTGGACGAACCGGCTGACGCTTCCACGTTCGCCCTTGTTTTCGCCGTTGGTTATTACCACCTGGTCGTTGGGGTAGAAACGATCTTCAGTTGTGGTGCTATTCGCCTCGATCTGCGCTTTCTGCTCGGGAGTTACGAGGTCTTTCAGAATGGACGGAACCACTTTCGGCTGCACCTCATCAAACAGGTACATCTCGGCCGAATCCTTGTCGGACTGGCTGGGCTTCTCAAGGTTGTGCCGGAACATGCGGGCGTTGTAATTGTCGCCCCGGGACTCGGCCTCGGCCAGGGCGTTTTCCATCAACCACCGGTCCACCCGCTTCAAGGTGTTCTCGGCCTTTCTGTTCGAGTCGGTTGCCACTTTCGGAAAAGGAGAGGTCTGCCGGCCGGTCGCGGTGAGGCGCACGTCGCCTTCAGCCAGCATTTCGCCGGTTTTGCCGCGGGGAATGGATATCCCGGAATTTTCCAACCCTTTGACGTTTTGATTTTCGGTTCCGGAACTGGTTTTGTTTTCTGTTTTCGAATTCTCTGAGGTCTGGCCTGTTTTTCCCCCTGGGTCGCCGGTGAGGTGCTGCTCACGAATGAACCACCCGCCATCCTTCTTGAAGGTGAATTTGTCGATGGCCTTTGCTTCTTTCCAGGTAATGTCGGTGCGGACTATTCCGCGAATGGTCTTGCCTTTCTTGGTGACGTGCTCAACGATATTGTCTTTTTTTGGTGTTGTTGAGTTAGGAATATTATTTTCTATAATTTCAATGGCGCTAGCCGTTTCATCACCGGCCTGTTTCTGCTCCATTTTCTCCGGGTAAAGTTTCGCGATACCGTTTTTCGCCCACTGGTTATTGCTGTACGCCTGCAGAACAGGAAGAGGAACGGGAAGATCAAACCGCAACGCTTCTTTCACAGAGCGCGGATGTGCAGCCAGGCGGATGGCCTTTTCGTCGGTATCTGTGATCCCTGCGGTGTACTCTTTGGGAGTCATTTGATATGGACTCTTTTCAGAAACAGTGGCTTTCGTTTCGGCATTCGCAAATTCGACTTTTGGCATTCCGAAAGTGGGTTTTCGGAATGTGTCCTTTTTCGATTTCGTCTCAGAAAAGACAGTTCTTTCTCGGACGAATACACCTTGGCTTGGCCCTTTTCCGCTCACCCATTTCTTGAATACCGGCATGGCGATTCGAGTAACAGATTTGCCACCTGTCCACCCTGCCTCATAACTGGAATTGTAGAGGGCAAGGGCTTCCTGCTCGCTATTCACGCCAGCCACGACCTTGTGCTCATCGAAAGAACCATCTGCCTTGTGCTGGTTGACCACGTAGACATTATCCGCCCCGCCCTGATAGCCGGGTTTCACCATGATATCGACATGATCCTTATCATACCCCTTGGACCCGAGTATGCGGCCGTAGTCGGCCTTCATCTCCTGGGACCATTCTTTGCCTGAAGCGTCCTTGCCGGAGCGCACCGAGCCGGCCGGGTTTTCGATGGAAAGACTCAGCCCGTCGATTGAAGCCTTGGCGGTCTTGTAGTTCTCAGCTTCCTTTTGGGCTTCGGTCGGCGCGAGGTTGATATCCTTGCCGTGGACGATGGAGGAAGGATTGTCTACCGTGTTCTTAGGCGCCGCCTGGACGCTCTGTTCCCCGGTGCCGCCTTCCAACCCTGTGGTACGAATATCCCCTTGCTGAACAGATCCTCCATCTGTTTTCCCGTCAGATACAAGTGAGCCGCTTCCCGCCCCGTCTGTTCCTTGTGGTAGAGAGCCAATCTCTCTATATCCTGGATACTTATTGATCTGCCCATCTGTCTCTCCTTCTGGTTGATTTGCAAAAGCCGCTGCGGCATCATCAAGGCGCGCCTGTCTCCCCTCCACATCGACCATGGCCGGCGTCTGTTCCTGGTTCATGAACGCCTGAGCGGATTCTTCGGCGGTCGGCGGTCGGCCTGTACGGTTCGCTTCCAACTCTTCCATGGAAAGCTCTCGGTCAGCCAAACCCTGCTTTAGATTCTCGAATCGCTGCTTTCTGGTCCTGGTGTCGGCCATGCCCTGTTCGTCTTCTGCCTGGCCCGTCAGGTCCCACATCAGGTCGCGAGTCTCTTCCGGGAATTGCTGATTGAGGACATCGGCGTCTATCTGGTCCCTGGCCCCTTCCGGAAGGATGGGGGAGTAGCCCTGCTGCTGGTCCGGACCATAGCCAGGCTCTTGGCCGGGAACCGGAATACCGAGATGATCAAACACCCCTTCCTTCACGAACCGGTCTTTGGCGTCCTGGGGAAGTTGCGGATCATTGAAGAATTCGAGTGCAGCATTGACCCGCTGTGCTCGGTCATCTTCTGATTCGACAGGTGAACCGGTGAGTATCCCGGCCAGTTCGACGGCGGCTTGAGAGTCGGGAGAGTCGGTATTCTCGCTGTTGAGTGATTCACCGAGAAGGGCATTGACCTCGTTTTCAAGAGGGTCTGTGCTTGCTGATCGGCGGATAGGCCTTCCGGCGGCAACGTCTTCAAGAGCTGCAACGCGCCACTGATCAGCGTCAGGGACCTTGTTCTCCTTGGCCGACTCATAAAGTGCGTTGACTATTTCCGCCCTGGTTTCCGGTTCGGTGGCTTTCGGGTCGTTCAGGGCGTTGTCAACCGCTTCGGCATGCTGTGACCGGCGATAAGAGGCATGCAGGCCAAACGGCGCGAGCCAGGCGGTCATGCCGAGCGTCGGTAGGATTGACGCCTTGGCCTGTTCAATTGGATCGGTGTTGACGCCAGCGTTCTTTTCGACTGTGGCTTGGCCGTAGTTCTGGCCCATCTCCGTTAATGTTTCGCCTATAGCTGTCTTGACCAATGCCTTGGCAAACGGCCGAAGGATTTCTTTGTTGGTGGCTTGGCCAATGACACTCGAGATGGTTTTTCCCGCACCAATGCCGAGCAGATCTTTACCGAAACCGAGAAACTTTCCGCCAATATAGGTGCCGAGAGTTTCACCGGCAGTCTCGATTGCGCCAGACTTCCAGCCGGCAGTTTCGGCTGCCTCCTCGGTGCCGCCTGCTTCCATGACCGCTTCTTTCGTCTGCTGCGCCTGGGCCATGCCCATAGGAACGGCTCCACCAAGGGCGGTAAGTCCAAGGCCTATGCCGCCGGCAGTCAACGCTTCCGGCAGGAGGGCAACACCGGCACCCACGGCCAGTGCAGGGACAATCGATGACGGAATCATCTCTGCGCCTTGAGCGAGGGTATTGGTGACGGCACTATGGTCTTCCGGGTGAAGCTGGTTCTCCGGACGCTCAAGGTATGCTTTACGGTTTTCCGCCAGACTTTTTCCGTAATGCGCCAGGCCCTGGGCCTTTTCCTTGCCGATGATGTTTTCGGTAACGGGTGATTCCGTTCCCCACTGAAGCGCCTGACCGGCCATCTCCGGAAGGACACCCAAGGTGCCACGCTTCCATGCGGTGCCGAGTTCTCCAAGTGCTGACCGCGGCTCCTGCGGCTTAGGGGTGTTCGCGATAGATTCTACCTGATCAAACACACTGAGACTTTTGCCGGCTGTCGCGTTTTGAACAGGTGGCGGGACCGGATCGGAAGCGTCGATAGAAGAGGATATCCGAGAATCTACATCATCAAAGATGTTGCCCATTGAGTATATCCCAATTAGTTGAATTTATTCTTTAAAGCCTTGTATTGCTCGGGATCGTTTTTGGCAAGGTCGAGAAGTACAGACATCTGTTCTGGTGAAGCGTTGTCACTATTGAAATCGTTACCGAAAAGACTATCAATATAGCCAGGAGGGTACACGAATCTCCCTGTTCCTGGGCGTTGGACGCCTTTTTTGTCGAACTCTGGCTTTACATATGTCGGGACATCGCCTTTGTCTTTCTTCTCATCCTTGTTCGCTAGTGTTCTCAATTCTGTGGCAATAGCGCTTTTCCTTTTCGAATCGGTATCAGGAGAGAGGTATTCCTGCTGCAGTTTATTGATCGTGTCAACCTGCGCAAGTCTGCCTTCATTCAACGATGAGCTTGCCTTGTAATTACCGATCTGCGCTGTCGAGAGATTTTCATCGATAGTGTTTTTCCGATTCATCTCTTTGGCGCGATTGGCTTCCACGACAGATTGTAACCCGAGTTTCTCCCGTTCTACGCCGAGCTGCCCTTGATTCCTGGTATTAGCTCCTCCTTCGGCGATAGTCCTTTCCTCCAAAGATCCTTGGTTTGCAATTATTCTTTCGTTTAGGCTCGACCTTTGTTTCCATCCCATGCCTGGCGCATTTTCTTTCGTGAGAAGACCATCGGTTGGAGAAGATCCTTTGGTTTTCTTGCCGAGAATTCTATCTGCATTCATTGAGGCAAGCTGCCCTTGAGACAGTCCTGATTGCTGTACCTGCGCGTCGTAACGGTTTATCTGCGCTGTAGGTCGAACAGGATTTTCCATGAATCGATTTATCGCAGATCGGTCTGTGCCTGGGGCAAACTGCACATCGAGATTTCCAACCTGGCGAAGACTGCCAGCAGGAATCTCAGTTGCTGGTCCGGATGGGGGCCTACTGCCCTCAAGAGCATTCGCTGTTTTGAATGCAGCTACGTCACCCAAGGCTTTGCCGCCAGCATTCCCCGGGCCGATATTGGTCAACATGATTGGCCCTGTGGTGCGGTTCGTATTGTAAAGGGATGGATCGTTCGCAGGATTGGCCATTGATAGCGGCACAGCTGCCCCTGGCATGGCGGTCTGTTGTGGTTGAGAAGCAGGTGCAACAACAGGCTGAACAGCTCCTGGATTTTGCTTTGGCGACACAAACGGCTGATGTTCTGGTGTGTGCTGTGCCAACATCGAACCATCAGGCGGCTTAGGACGTTGAATAGGAGGCGTTGTTGTCGTCGGCGAGATGTTCGTCACCGCGCCATGAGGATTGGTAGCCGTGGCTCTCGCTGCCGGGATAGGAACCGGTGCGATGTCAACCCCGGAACCTCCAACCTTTCGCTCATAGTTCGGCCCCATCAAGGCCCCAACTGCCTCGCGTTCTCCAACTGGAGTTCTATTGGCGGTCACCGGATCGTTTGCAGTATTAACGAAGTCGGCCAAAGAATTTCCGGTGGCATCCTGGACAGCACCGACTTGTGGCGCCAGTTGTCCTGCAGGCTGGGCAACATCTTTCAATCCCTGCTTTATCCCCATGACTCTCAAATGTTCAGGAGAAGACCGCCTCCTTCTGTCCATTGCTTCTTGTCCGAGTATCGGCTCGCTGGCACCACCAGCAGAAGAAGGGCTGTTCTCCGGGGTAAATGCGCCACCAGAAAGATTCGGATCTATTTTTGATACTGACGATGCGTTGACATTGAACCGTGGCCCTGTAGATTGCGGGACAATATCTTTCAACCCCGCAACTGCCGAGCTCGCCTGATTGACGATATTTCCTGCCTGATAGCCGAGAGATGCCGATGGTGGTAGTCCTTGAGATAGCTGTCCACCTTCAGTAAAACCAGGCTTTTCTTTTCTTGCTCGCATGAATGCGTCGGTAAAATTTTCACTGGCAACCATGAAGGAGACCTCCTCGTTTTTGTTCGTAATATCTTTTTATTAATATCTCGGACTCTGCCATTACTAAGATAAATTGGCAATCCATTAATTGTATAAATAGTTATACGTCATGGTTATGGGCGTGGGTCTCCCCAATACTGTCGGAATGTTGCCAATGCTCCCCTCTGGTCTCGGTTGCGGAAGTGCTGTGACCGATAGAAGTATTGACCGCGTTCAGAGCGCTTGCCAGGACCTGGGCGGCGATATTGCTGATGGCATCGAGAATCTTTTCACGGAGAGCATTGATCGATACCGTGCTGTCGAGCAGAGCCTTGACTTCCTGCACAGCCTTCTCGAGTTCAAGCCTCGACTTTTCGAGTTTCGCTTTCTGGTTCTCGGTCAAAGCGTTGAACAGATCAGCCTGCGCCCTGATCTTCGAGGCGTAGACATCCCCATCGACCTTATGGGCTTCGACCAGGCTCGACCGCTCCTTGGCGATCTGCTCGGTCTGAGCGATGGCCCCGTCCGTCTGCGCCCTGAAGGAATCGACAACCACCTTGTTATCGGCGGCGTATGCCTCCATGATGCCTACCTTCGCCTTCAGCTCCGCTTCGATCCCCTGCCACTGAGCGACATACGCCTTGTTTTTCTCGGCATAATTGTCGAGAATCAGTTGGGCCGCCGCCTTTTTCGCCTCAAGAGACAACCTGCCTGAGTTCTGGTTGAATTCTCTAAGTATCTGCTCAAGCTGGATTGCCTTGTCGAGCAGGAAGTTGGTATTGGTCTGTGCCAACTCAGCCTGCTTTGTGGCAATCTCGGAGTTTAGCACCGTGTTCTGGCGCAGGACCTCTGCCGCCATCCGCTGCTCAATCGATCGCATCGCAAGTTGAGGGAATGGGATTGCCCTGGATCCAAGTTCCCTGGTTGCGGTGAGAAAGGCGCTTTCGTTTTCAACCCGTTGCCGCTCACGCCCCCTATCCCACATTCCGGCCTCTATTGCCGCACCTAACCCGGACCCGCCTACCAGCAGTCCGTCATGCACCTTCGTGAACAAGTCGAGCCACATCTCAGATGTATACGGCGTCTCGGAATATCCAAGGGCAGGATTGACATCTGCTGGCTTGACTGGAGTCGTATAATCAAGGGAGATTGCCGGTGATGTTTTCAAAACCGGGGCAAGTGGAAAAACCACATCTTCGAATCCTGGAAGAGTTAATGCTCCAGGAGGAGAAATCCCGTTGAAGCTGATACCTGCGACCTCATCAATAACCACATCGCCGATAATGTCCTTCCAGCCTGCAGGCATTGAAATTGAAGTCAGGGTATCATTCAATTCTCCCAGATAAGTATTCACCTGGGTTTTCATATCCTCGACCAGGGTAAATGTCTGGTCATACTTCTCGATCAGAACATTACGGCCACCGGCATAACCTGCAGCCATCTCATCAACATTTCCTTCGTCTACATCAACAAATGTGCCGTCACCAGCCATTACGCACCTCTCAATGATTCATAATCAACTTCTGCACCATTATGGAACAATCGCGTTTTTGTAACACCGTCGAAATTATATCGTACTCGTAACTGCTTCTGATCCGGCGCGAGCAACACCTGTCCGACAAGCTGAGCCGTGCCGCCTACACTTAAATCAAGCATCTCGACCATCGGCAACCCGGTTATTCTGTCAACTCGTCCTCCAAAAAAAACCGAGAAATTTGGCGCAAGACTGAACTTGTCTCCGAGGTGCCTGCTGATTTCCAGGCTCAATGCATCAGTGAAATGGGTAACGTAAAGCGAAAAAACCCTGCCCCATTTAGGGAACTCATATGGCACACCAACTTGAGTGTAAGATTTTGTAGCTGTATCAGACCAATCAAGTTCAGCAGAAGCAAATGACGGAGGAGGAACTGAAGGAAAATCAGGAAATGAGTCAGCAGCACCCATATTGCTATTATCAGTTATTCCTACATTAAACTCTATAATATATTGATTTCCAGGAGAGAAAGACCACTGCTCAAGAATGGTTGAATTTCCGTCGATATCAAACAGATTTAGCACAAAGTTAACGGTTATCGAGACAGCAACGCTTTCTGATTCAGAACTTTCATCTACGTTAGCTGATATAATTCCTGCATTCCACGATAAGATAATAATAGCTTTAGGGCATGACCATACTATAAAGCATCCTTTAGATGTATATTCTCGAAAATTATCATATGAAGTTACTTCTGGAACACCTGGATATGTATATGTTTCTGAATAATTTCTTTCCGCAGTCGCTTGTGTTGACCACTCTCCTATTTTATTACCTGATAGGAAGTATTCTGCGATCGCGATTCCACTGAAAGTTTTCGTATTTGACAGCACTCTTTCTAGTTCTTCAACAAACCCGCTTTCATCATATCTCCATGTCGATGTATAGTTTTGTTCATACTCTTCAGATGTTGAGTATTGACAAGTCATACTAATATTAAATTCAGGATAATCCCGTATTGTCTCTACATTACCAAATGAATTAGCCTCTGAACTTGTTGAAGTAACTGCAATGTCTACGTAATAATCAACATCATGTTCAGGCTCTTCCGGTTTGCCGGTTTCAATATATGTCTGTGTTCTGCTTCGCTCTGTTGTTGCTGTTGTAGATGCGGAAATATCCTGGTAAGTGGTAATTACCTCACTCAAGGCGCCGTTTTCAAGCCACACCGGGGAATACTTTATGCGTTTCTTTACGAACTGAAGATGTAAATCATTGTTATTATCAAGATAGTATCCTCCCCAATCACCACATAATGCTACGCCATAGAACCCAGCCGTCTCATCCCATCTAAGTGCGAGCATGTCGTAATAACCGGCAATAGTGAACGAGGAAACAACTGTTTTAATTATTGGCGTTTTCAGCTCTAATGATCTCGGACATATCATGTACGCATAAACAGGAACGGTGAGCGTTACAGATAGGTCGTTTACATTTCTGCTTGACGCAAATTCTATGGGGAAAAAGAATCTATAAGCGTACCCTCTGATAATCCTGATAGGCCAACTGGTTTGCATGACAGAAGCGAGTTCAGAAAAGTTCGGTAGCATATACTCTTTAATCGACGTTACCTGATTCCCAACCACAACAGGAATAACCGTCCCGGTATTCGTCACAGTACCGCGAGGATTTCCATTGATATCTGGACTCACTGGGACGCACTTGGTATATCCAGTTGGTACACCATCAATGATCTCAGGCTCCTCGGTAAACCATGGCTCCCCATATGTGGCCCCTGATATTGGCAGTCCAGTAAGCATGAAGCAAGCTGCAGGTACAGGAGAAGAATGATACTGGCGGTCAAGCCCGATAATCAACCACCTGTTCGGATCATCAGTGATCATCGAATCAAGGACCAATACTCTATCTCCGACGCACAACCACATAGATGGAGGCTCAACCCCATCGGGGAGAAGACATCCGACACACGCCGAATCGATTTCAACCGAATTCGTTGCCGCCGCGAGTTCAGGATAAACTGGCCCTGACCATTGCACTGTCGCAGTCAGATGTCCTTCAGCTATTGAAAGAACAAGCGCTCGGAAAACGCAGGCGTTGAAGAAGTTGAAAGAAACCCTTGGAGGATAGCAGGTGCTTTTGATATCGGTCACCGCTGCACCTCCTTGAACTTCGATTCGGAGTGCGCCAAGTGGGATATCCTACAGCTGATCATTGAACACGCCTCACGGCTGGGGACCGTATAATCCCCCGTAAGCGGATCAGGCTCAAAGACCACGAGGACGAGTTGCCCTACCCTATACGGCCTCATCAGCATGGGCAGAACCCCGGAGAGCAGGACATACCGATACGTGCCTTCAAGATTGCACACCTCAACGTCATACGTCCACGTGGGATCAAAATAGTCGTAGCAACCTCGCCTCTTCGGCCCGACGATCTGCCCGATTGCGAGATGACAGTTGCAGTAGCATTCCAGGTCCTTCCTCCTGGGTGCTCCGCCCCTGTGTGGAACGTGAATATGAACGTGCGACTCACCGAACGACGACCACACTTCAATTACAGAGCCATCTGACATTCTCCTTGTCTGGTGCTCCTGCTTGAACTTGTCGAGCCCCATCTTTTGAGCCCGGTCGATTTTTTTCTCAACGGAGATGAGCATGGAACTTGCCCTACCAAGCAACATCTCACCGGCATGAATATTCCCGGTGATGTCCAACCTCCGAGGCACCTTCCGGAATCCGATCAGTTTCGTTGCCATTAATGCACCTGGTTACGGATATACCGGAGAGCGCTGGGCAAAACTGGAGAACTGTCATCCTTGAACCTGCAAACGAAAGAGGGAATTTCTGCAACCATCGAAATTCCTTGATCAACCTCATCTTCCGCTTCGGCAAACGACCCTCTAAATCTTGGCAACCTCCCTGAAAAAGAGAAGCTATATCCGGCATTGCCGGAGAATTCAGCCGAGAATGCCGGAAGTGTGGCCACCATTGAGAAGAACTGCTCGCCGCCGATCTCTGCAGAAACTTTGAATTTAGGAAGAGTGGCGAGCATGTCGAACTTCGATGAAGTTCGTATGCTGCCGGTTACAGAAAATGCCGGAAGTTGAGCATCAATTATCGCGCCGGCTTCAAACCCTGCGGTAAACTTTGGGAGTTCTGCAGTTATCCGATTTGTTGAATCACGAATGTATCCATAACCGACAAAAGACGGCATAACTGCCGTGGCTATAATATCATAAGACCTTATAACTGCATTGAATGCGGGGATGTCTGCGTCTAAAGTTGTGCCAAATCCTGCATCTGCGACAAAAGAAGGAAGTTCTCCGGAAACTGCGGCACCAAATGCAGAATAGCCGTTGAACGATGGTAATGATCCATCTACGAGCCCACCAAAATCGACGTTACCCGTAAATGATGGAATGGTTGCATCGAGAGAAATGAAACTTGTTATGTGGATACTTGACTCAAAAACTGGCAGGACAGCTACTGATTCAAGGCCAAACTCTAGGCTCGCCTCGAATCCTGGTATGACAGCATCGATAGCGATACTTGCAACTTCCTCTCTAAATCGTATCTCTTGAACAGCAACCCAATTGATCGATGTTCCGCTGGTCCACATCGTATTGATGATGACCAGGAGATATGGCGCATACTCGGAAGTTGAGAAATCTATCCAATCTGACCATGTATTGAATGCAGCATCGTTAACCTGATATGCTCCGATGTAAACTTCTTCACCGGCAAAAACTCCGGTTGCAGAAGCATAAACTTTGATATCTTTCGGAAAGTTTTCAGCTCCAGCATCGCCACGTCTGTTGAACTGGATTCCTGTTATCTGCTTGCTTGTGCCAAAATTCCACTTCAGCCAGCACCTATCAGATCCGTCAGGTCCATTACCTATAGACGATATCCAGCAATCAATACTGCCGCTCGACGATACACCATTAAACGCCTTCGCTGCAGTATATGAAGACGAGTAAATGCTTGACGCGGAGATCATTGCCTTGGCGGCAGTTGATCCATCGCTTTCAAAAACAACGATTGACATATCAGGTTATCCGGTCCCTTTACGCCGGGAACTGCACAGATCCGACGTCTATGGTCCTGGTCTCGCCAGTCAGCACATTGGGGTTCGGCATGATAAATGTGGCTCCAGACGCTGCGACCGTCCCATCAAACCTTCTAGCCACAGCACTTGCCCCGGTGATTTTGGCGTTGTCGTAAACCCTGGCGAACTGCACCAAGCCATCTGCCAATATCACGCAGGACCATATCTCAGCAGGGTTTTTCACAACCTTACCATCGCTGTCCAACACCCAACTCAAACCATTATCTGGTTGACCAGGTGTAAAAGCCCCTGAGTTTTGCGTCACAAGCCCTAAAAGCGTAAATCCCGATTCGTCTGCATCTGCGTCTGCAGGCTGCGCCCCGCCTCCAAACAGCCCAACTACGCAATCGTTGTACATATCGCCGAACGATTCGCCGCCCGGCTTCATCATGTCATTTCTACATCCTGTCGAAAATTTAAGCGGCATAACATCCTCCTGTTAGCCCCTGCCGAGGGCTTGATTGATTGGTAGAACTGAGAACTGGTTAATAGTGCAATCTGCCCCGTCGACGTTCTGAATCTTGAACTTCCAGTAGCGCCCATCATGCTTTGCGCCACTGGAAAGACGACTGGCAAAAGATTTTCGTATAGTCTGGCGGCCGGTCTTTGAATTCTCTGTAAAGATCTGCATGCCGGCGACATCATCCGCATACGGGGTCACGGCAAACGATCCTTGTGAATTGGTGCCAAGGTAGAACCGCCGCATGCTCTTCACCCCCTTGTAGCCGAAATCCGTCGTCAGCGTCTCGATATCCATATCGATGTCGACGCCGTTGTAATCGTCACCGCCGAGAAGGTAGATTCCCGAATCGCTGCAGGCCAGGAACTCATCGCCTCTTCGACAGAAGCTGTTGAACGGGAAATGGCTACGGTTGGTGGTTGCTTTGCCGCGCAGCTCTCCGACGGTTAGAGCCGTTTGAGTGCAGAACGAATCGTCAAGAGTGGCAATCAGATCATACCCCCGCAGTAGCGCGGCCCCGCGACTTCCCGACGATGGATATGCCACCCGATCTTTCGTGATATTGATAAAGATTCCGCCAGGCGCCCCGAGTCCTATCCCTTCACGGCTCAACCACAAGGAGCACAATCCAGGGGAGGAAAGTCCAATCTCTAGCGCTTCAACCTTCTCTGTGGCCACGCCCCATTCGATGGCCGGATAATTGGCTACCTGCTTCGGTGCCATATCATCCAGGCAACTGCCGGCGAGGAACCAAGTAGTCTTCTCGTCGCTGACGAAGAGCCCGCCGTCTACCGACAGAACCATGATAATTCTGCCGGCAAGAGAGAAAGCCTTACTGCAATCCCATAGCCCGAAGTCACCCAACTCGGACTCGAACAGCGAATTGCCGATAGCTCCGAACATCCGGCCGGCATGAATGGCAATCTTCTCGAAGTTTGGGATGGTAGGCTCGAAAAAACGTGTAGTTGTAGGCCCGTTGTAGGTGCCGACATTCCAGACATACGACAGGGCATCCCTTACTATTCCCTTGTCAGCGCCATTGACGTAATAGGTCTCGTTGCCGTATTGCTGGTAGCAGATGCGGTCACCGGTCATGCCAGACCGTATTCCTGACAAGGTGTTGTCAGGTGCAACCTGGTGAAGCGATGTGCCTTGAGCAACCAGGCAAATACCGTCATCACGAAAAATGCTATGGCCGTCAGTCAGAGCCCTGACCAGTCCATAACCATCAGCCCTGGCGATCCTCTTGCCTTCGGTGATAACAGCATTGACCGCATACGCAAGGTCATGTTTCCCCATTTCCGCCGGATCAACGGCGGTGTTGAGGCCTAGGCAAACGTCTATGATGTCGATAGGATCGCTCATCTTTACCGTGCCCCCAGCCAACCGAGATTCGATGACGGCCTTTTCGGGTACACCTCACCATGCTCCTTGCAGTACACATCTAGGATGGCAATTTTTTCCTTCAGCATCTCATCATGTGCAATGGTGTTGGCCTTTGGCCCCTCCATGCGATCTTCGATCCTGTTGAAAATTTTAACGCAGGCGTCATGGATTATTGCCCAATCGAAATCATCATTTCCATAAGCACCGTCTGGATTGGTTACCTCTGGCAAGAAAACCATATCGACCGGAAGACGATAGAAATACAGCTCAATGTCAGTAGCTGCAGCCGGAATCTTTTGATAAATCAGTATCCCTTTTTTGATGGCCACGGCTGCAACATCTCCAGAGTCTGTGCTCAATCCTTCGCGCGCCATGGACATTGATACGACATCCTTGAAAATCTCTATGTCTTTTCCAGCAACACGTGCATGGAAAAGGTTTTTATGAAAAGTGTCCGGGAGGTTTACTTCTATCCCGGCACCGGTTGTGACGGTATCGAATCCGTCTTTCAGATCGGGAAGGAGAAGAAGGTCTGCTATTCTCCGCTGAGAACGGTTAATCCTTTTCAAGATATCTGCAGGATCCTCGTAGCTAGGATCATCGACTATATCTATGACCTCTTGGCACAACTCCTCAGCGTTCATGCTTTACTCTCCCTTTACCCAACCGAAAAGTTCCTTGGCGTTCTTCATGATTTCTTCGAACTGTGCCTTGGGAGTGACGGTGTCGGCGGACATGGTTGTAGAACATCCGCAGTTTATGGATGCTGTCCTCAGTGCCGCTTCGAAACAACCGAGACGGATCTCCTGCTGTTTCAACTTCAAAACCTCTATTTCAAGGTTCATACGATTATCCTCGAAGCGCACGGCCACGAAGAGCCGTGCGCTGTTTGAATTACCGGCCAGAATCAGCCGGAAGTAGCAACCGACTCAACCAAGATCGTCACCTTTTTCCCGGCGTTCGCTATGTTGTTGTCGTTTATGACCATTACCAGGTCATGTTTTTCGGCAACTTCCAAGGGCAGAGCGAGCGCCTCGATATCCTGGGAAGCCACGATGTCATGAGCCGCACCGAACTTATCAGGATCATCCGTCCCGCCATCTTCCCGGCTGATATAACCAAGGTCGATATCCGATCCAGCATTGAAAGCGGCGTCCGCGATAATCCGCATGCGCCAGTAGGTGTTGTACTCACTCTTCTTGCGAAGTTTCACCACGGTTCCATCGGCTTCGGCACCGGTGAAGGTGTACTCCAGTTTCTCATAGTTTACGTTGCCACAATGTGACTGATGAGCCAGGTCTTTGTAGCATGCTGCTTCGATAGTAGGCATGAAAACCTCCAAAAGTTTTAATCAGTTACAAGGGGGCAGAGAAATGCTACCCCCTATTTGTCGAACTATTTAGACCACGGCCGCGTCGAACGCGCAGACGCCATAGTCGTTGATCCGGCCGGCAGAATCGGCGAAGCGGATCTTGGCCAATCCCATGATCCAGTCCATCCACTGACGCCACCAGGCTTTCTGGTTATAGAGCTCGCCGTCCATGAGGAAGTTCCCGAAGCCGCCGGGCAGGACCGAGCCGTAAGCCATAGCCAGGGCCTGGCCGCCGAGGATAATACCGCGCTCGACAGTCACACCGGCAGGAACGGTCTGGTTGTTCTCGGTGGCCGCGTCATCATTGGCACAAACCTTGACGGACTCTCCGGCCTGCCAGCCGATGGGCTTGTTGTAGCGCTTGAACAGGATGTTATCCTTCATAAACATCTCACCCTTGAACAGCGGGTGGTTGAACCCGTTGGTCCGTTTCAGGGCATTGGCGACCTGCAGTTGGAAATCGGTCGCGGCGCTCTCAAAGTTGGACCACATCTTGGGCGTGATGAAGGCGAGGTACATCGGATCGGTGCCCGGCTGAGTGTCGGAAGCACCAAGGCTTACCGGCTGCAGCGGGTGCGGCATCAACTCGATGGCCTCTTTGAACTTCCGGGTGTCATCCGGTCCGAAAGTATCGTTGGCGGTGATGGCGGTCAAGCCATCGGTGCCGGAGATGGACGATGCAGAACCACAGTAGAACTTGCGGTCGAAGGTCGGGGCCGTTACCGGGTTGACCATGATCTTCGCGTAATCCGCATCGGTCGCAAGGGGCAGGATCCGGTCGGAAGAGACATAGGTGCCGCGGGCGCCGGCGAGCAGGTTGACTGCTACCTCGTCGGTCAGATCGCCGTGGTACTCGGTCAGGAGCGGCCGGCCGAGTTTCTTGAGGTTGTAGCCAACCTTCTGCTGCTCCATCATCAGCGGAACACGAACAGCCTTGTGGCACTGGTCGATCCTCATCTCGAACCGGGCAGAGCTCACATCCTCCTCATAGCCATCGCGCTTTTCGATGCCCATGGAGGGCTTGCCCGACAGTTTGTGGATGATGGTGACTGAGACCAGGTTGCCGTGAGACTTTGACAGGTCGTTGATCTGTACCACCGGAGCAGTCGGGGGAGTTTGAACCTTGCCATCCCGGGCGTCGATCATCGTCGGCGCACTGGCGGTCAGCAGGTTGGGGAGGGAGTGCTGCTTGTGGCACTCCGAGAAAATGATACGGTCAGCTAAATACTGTTTTGAATCGGGCATAATATCCTCTATTTAGATTCCCAATGCCTTGTCGATTTCGTCGCGGACCTTCTGCGGCTGGCTGTTATAGAATGCCATCTGCTTTGCCGGGTCCGTAATCGCTTCCATCTGCGACAGTGGGTCGTTTCCGTTGGACGGTATTGGAACACCACCTGCACCTGAGAGTGAGGGAGCCGGGGGTGCATTCCCGGCCTGCGCTCCAGGCTTGGTTGCGCCCTGCATAATATCGTTTTTCACCGATTCAACCACCTTGGCGAACCGGTCTGCATAGGGGAGTTTCGCGTATGCTGGATCGGTAAGCATCTCGCCGTCCTTCGCGACAGCCCGCGACCAAAGGGCCGGGCTGTTCTCCTGCCAGTAGGAAAGCTCATCATTCGCTTCGATGGCTTTCAGTAATTCAGGATCAACTTCTTCAGTTCTGGTTTGCGCTGGTGGTTTAACGGCAGTTTCCGGTTGCCCGGTAGTGGCCGGTGCCGCTGGCTTGATCGCTTGCGCCTTCAAAATCTCGATCATGTCTGCCAGCTCGTCACCGAATTCCGTCCGGATCTCCTCCATCTTCTCGGGAGTGAATGCCGCAGCCGGATCTTTGACGCTGCCGGGGAGCTTAATCCCCTTGTCCTGGATGGCGGTCTTGATGGCGGTCAGCTCATCTTTGAGCTGGTTCACCGTGCTTTCCAGTACATCGGCCTTGGCCGCTTTCGCCTGGGTCTCTTCGAGTTGCCGTTGAAGCTCTTTTTTCGCGTGACGTTCAGCCGCCCACTTACTCGGCGGCGCGATATGCTTCGTCAGGTCCTCGTCCTTGGCCGCAGGTGCGGCGGCTACTGGCTGTTCTCCAGGTGCGGCGGCAGCCGGTGCCGCCTGCTCTGCCGGGGTGGTTCCCGGTTCGGCCGGTGGCGTCGTTGACGCTTGTGGTGCCGCTGGCTCTTGGGGGGTCGGCGTTTGCGCGACCGCAGCCCCTGCCTCTTCGGCCACAAGCTGGTCTTCGAGTTCCCGCATCTGTTCGAGACTCATCTTGTTGATCTTTGCTGAACTGATATCTACTGCCATTTGAAACTCTCCTTTCTTGCGTTTTTACGGTGTTGACGCCTCACGAGGCAGAGATTGCATCCCCCTGCCGGGGAGAGACGGGGCCGGTGCATTGCCCGCCGGGGTAGGTGTTGCTGCTCCTGATGCACCAGGAGGGAGGGCCTTACGCTGATCAGGCTGAGGCCCTCCATTGTTCCGGCCGGGGCGGGGCCCATTAAGGGCGATGCCGCCGGCGGCCGGGGTGCTTCCTGCTGACGAACCAGGGAAAGGCGTTATCCCCTGTTCCATCAGCTTGAAATTTCGAATGAGTTGGGCTGTCTCAATACGCTTCTTGAGCGCTTCGGCCGTGGCGTTGGCCGCCTGGGCGTTCTTCTGCTTGGCCCCTGCCTGCAGGTCTTCGACCTCTGCGACAAACTTCTGGATCTCTAATTGCTTCATCTGGGCAGCCTCTTCGGCCTGGGCCGCTTCCTGCTGCTCGCGCTTACCCTCATCCTCTTCGTAGCCGAGTTTTTTGTTGATCAGCTTGATAGCCTGCTCTTTTTTCGGCATCTCGGATGATTCGAGCCAGAACGGCAGAAGGACTCCCTTGAAATCGTCGGGGATCTTGTCGATGATGGCGGTAAGCCGCATGTGGGTGTGCTGCTTGTACCCGGCAGAGGTATGAATATCCTGCATTGCCACTTGGGCACGGAGAAGAGAGACGCGATTATTCAGGCCATCGTTCAGGGTTACCTGCTTCTTCTGCTGGCCAATCTCCTGGGGAATGCTCACCATCACCCGGCGCTCGCCGATATCCGTCACGACATGGGCAAACGCAAGATCGCCCACACACCTGCGGGCATGTTGGTAGTTCGCATTGATCTTGCCGAGCGATTGGGCACCGAGTTCTGCGATAGACTCGACAGCAATTCCACTCTGGTCTGCCTCGGTCTGACCTTGGAAAGTCGCGTAGATACCGGAAGCGGCGCTTATCTCTTCTCTTGCCCTTTTGCATATGCCCTCCAGTACCGCGATTTTCTCCCACTCCCGGATAACCTCGAACTGCCGGCCATGCTTCTTGTTGATCACGCCGTCCGTGCGATTGATCTCGAATATTGCCTGGGCGTCGGTCATGCCCTGCAGGGCGTCGTGGTCCTTCTCGATACGGCGAGAGCGGAGGATGCGCTGAATCTCCATCGCGGCCCGGTTGTACTCTTCCTGTGGGCCGCGCATGCGCCGGATGAGACCGACAGGGCAGTTATTGCCATCCTCGCGGCAGCCGAAGAAGGGTACGTAAGGGAAATGGTTATGAGGTTCGGGGCTGGGCCCGTCCCATATCAGGTGCGGTCCGACGAACCAGGCCACCCGGCAGACATGAATCGGGACCTTCCGATGCAGAATGCCAAAGCCGGAGGCGAGAATATCCAGGTGGATCGGATTGTCCTTGCGGAATTCCATCACCGCGCCGTCCTGGGTGGCAATCAGGTCGCGGGGCTCGACTACCTTGTAGTAGACCTCATAGATAGCCACTCGCGGCCGGCCGCTGTTGTTGTCCAGGACCATATCCATCGGGTCGGTGTACTCATTCAGCGAGGTGAACCAATCGACGTGAGGGCCTTCTTCCGAGATATCGATCGTTCGCCAGTCGCTGAACGTGAAATCAATGAGCTCGTGAAACTGCTTGCCGAGAAAACCCTTGGCCGAGTCCTTGTCGAAAAACTTCCGTCGAGCCAGCCACCGACAGTCGCGGCGTAGATCAATGGACCGGCCGCGCATATCCCACCATATTTCATCACGGTGGACATCCTCAACGAGGAGTTTGCCGGGGGCGAGCGGATCGGGATTGCGGGCAACATGTATCCAGCCAATCCCGACACCGGCCTGCAGCTCATAGGCATCAGAGCATGCGGTATTGGCATCGGCCAACCGCATTTCATCGTTCAACTTGTGGTTTACGGCCTCGGCCATCTCCTCATGCTCTTCAGAAGCACCACTGATCATCCAGTCAACCCGGTGCTTCGCCTCGTAGCCGGTGACCGACTCCATCGCCGGGGCAATAAGGTTGATCTGCAGCGGATTGAGCCCAAGACTTTCGAGGTAGACGATCTGCTCTTTCTTCCACTGCCGATTATCACGCCAGGCCAAATCGATAGCGGCCTCACCTCGCCATTGCTGCTGGGAGGAGATGTCACTGAGCAGGCTCCGGAGTATCGGGTTTGCTTCTGAGAGTTTGAGGATAGCCATAGGTCCTTACCTTTTCTGGAAGCCTTGCGTTGGATGGTAGCGGATCCCGTCCATGACAACGACATTCGGCATCAATTCACCACGAACGCGGAACCGCAGGATACTTTTCCGCATCTGATAGCCGTCGATGTTCGCCACCTCGACCTGGAATTCATCGTCGGAGAGTTCTTCCACGACTACCCAATTCTCGTTACGGCTTACCGGCTGCGCGAATTGGTCCTCGCCATCTACCACTTGCACGGTTTTTATATCTTCGGCGAGTTTGTCGGCTGCAACCATATAGGCATTGACTGCCTGAATGGTGTTCTCATCTTCGCCTATTGCCGCAAGGGCGGTGTCGGCTATGCGCTCTTCTCTCCCTTCCATATCGCTGGCATCGGGATTTTCAATAGTTGTGGGCAACGGTTGCGGTGCCTGTTTCCTGGGTGGCATGGTGTTCTCCTGTTCTGCTGGTTAATAAGGCGAAGCCGGCCGGTCCTTGTAGGTCACCGCCGACTTCTCTTCGATTAGTGCTTGCAGGCCTTCACCCTCGCCCATCAGCCCGTATTCCAAAGCCTCGACGGGGTGAGACCATGCGTTCTTGTCTGGCTCATCCATGTGTTTCTCATCACCCGCCACCTGCAGGCGCCGGTAACAGAACTTGCCAGCGAGCCCCTTCCGAATCATCTTGGCCTTCTTGCAGATGAGCAGGCGAGGGCGGCCGTTCATGGCGAGCTCGGTCAGGGGATTGGCAACAGCTGCCCTGCGCTGCAGCGGATCATTGGTATCGCACGGCATGCAGGGGATTCCGTTCAGGTTGAGTATCTGAATTGCCGATGACTCCACTTCCTGTCCTGGGTGCTTGCCCGCCGGATCTCCCCAGCCGATGAACGAATGGCCGGGATATTCATTGTTCAGGTAGGTCAGTAGGTTCGGGGCGAACTTGGACGCGGACATGCCGGAGGAAACAAACTCGTCGAGGCAATACCACTGCAGACCGATCTGTTGCAGGATGGCGCAGGCGGGAGTGCGGCCGAAGTCGAAGCCGAGAATTATCGGCGAATCCATGACCGGATCCACATCATCCACGCAATGGGTGGTGTCGTTGTACTCGGGATGGACCGGCTTGCCGTCCATGACGAATCCGTACATGTTGCCGAGATTGACTTTGATCCAATCCTCGCTTTTGCCCTGCATGCCGCGCTCGTAGTAGCGAGGAGCGGCCTTTTCGAGGTTCTCCCGGTTCTCCCGGGCGGGATTGATAACCCACTGGCCGCTAACCTTGATCACCCCGCCAGGCTGAGTAAAGAACCGCCAGTCGGGCAGTTCCCCTTTCGGTGCCAACTCCTCCTGGAATCGATAGAGCCAATGATCCTCGTCGCACTGGTTGGTGTCGCCGAACATGCCGTGCCATGTGGGCAGGACCTCACCGAGCATCATTGAGGGAAACCGGCCGTGCCGCAAGTCGGCCATGTCCACAATCTCTTTCGGCAGCTCCTTGACCTCAGAAAGGTAAAACCATGTAACCTGTTGCCCTCGCAGCTTCCGGATATGGTCGGGGCGGTCCAGGGCGACAAACATCATCTCATGCCACACCATTGTCCCGTCCGGTAGTTTGAACCGCATGGTGAACGTGGGCGGCTCCTTGCTTCCCTCCTTCCAAATACCGAGATCGCCAAAGATCGTTTTGAAGTCCTTGGCCGTGGTGGACAGCAACTCACCGTAGGTATTCCGGATGGCGATGCACTTCGTCGGCCGGATCTTGCGCCGGTTGGGGGCCTGCTTGGTCATCAGCCGGAATGATTTGTAACAGGAGGTGGTGGTCTTGGCCGAATTTCCGGTGACAAACACACAGTCGTCGTGGCGAGCAACAAAGAACGATGTCGGCACGGTGAAGCAATATTTCCTGCCATCCACGGCAGGAGCGCGGCCGCATTCCGTGTTTTCTCTTATGTTCGTTGAGTTCTTCCTGGAGTTTTTGCCGTGAACATAGACACAGTAGGTGTCATTCCATGCCTCTTTATCCGGATACGATTTGACGGTTATCGTTGCTTTCCGTCCGGTCGCGTGGGCGGCGTACTGGATGAAGTCAGCATCCTGTTTATGGGCTGAGAAAAACCTTGTTTCTTCCCCCTCAAATAATCCGTCCCAGTGCGACATTTCCTCCAGTATTATCTCCAACTGCTCGACCGAGCATTGCCACCACATCTCATCGAAATGTTTTCCGCGATACGGTGAATAGAAGAAAAAATTCTCTTCTGTTGGTCGAGCCCCACAGTCTCGTCTATCGAAATCGATATCATTCGCATTGAGGAGGAATTCAAGCCGCTCTTTCTTGCGGTCTTTTCTCAAACCGAATCGGCAATAGTTGTTGGTGCATCTTTCCGGGAAATTCCCATCGGCGTGAATAGCGACTGCCAAGCGAATCATATCATCCGTCATATCCATCCTGTTTCCTGTCGGTGGATGGAACTTGAATGGGATTCTCCTGATCGATTTGTGCTTCTCGATGTTTCCAGCCAACTCCACCTGAAACTTGTGCCGATAATCGTAATAAGGCACTCGGTGTTCATCGGAGAGCAACATCGATAACGAATATTCGTTTCGGAAATGGATAAATGACTCACACGGTAGAACGACGTATTGGTCCGGTGTAACGTATTCAATGACCCACGTATCTGGGTTCCATTGCGCTACGAGATCGCCAATCTGGTATTCGTCTATCCTCTTCCATCCCGCAGGTGTCAGAAATTCGGTATCACCAGACAGGCAACCCAAAGGTCCGGTAATGATCGCGTTCGTCGTCGTATCGTCGTAATAGGCCTGCAAGACCGGCCCGGGAGGCGTAAAGAGGTAGCGATGTGTGCTCACTCGCCTTCCTCCTTATTCGGATCTTCCGGCCCGCCCTCTTCATAGGCGCCGTATGCGGGATCGTGGATGATGACTGTCGGCAGATCGTCCTCGCTCGACCGTTTATCATCGAGGTTGAAAGCCAAGCGCTCAAGCATCTGCCGCTTGTGCATGCAGCTGGCGAGTTGCGCGGCGGCGGCGGCCTTGTCGGTATCGCATACCTCAAAATCTCGGGAGACTATCTGACCCTTGTAACAGAAAACCTTCGTAACCTTCGCGGCCCTCATTTTGATGACGAGTTCCTCTTCGAGTGCTCTGAGTTGCGATAGGTCTTTCCGATGAGAGCGAAGGACTGCTACGCGGGTCTCAGCTGCAAGCTCCAGTTCGCGTTGTTCCAGGTCGATGGATGAAAGAAGTTTCCTGTTTGTCTCTCGCGTTTCGTCAGATGAAACTTCGGACGAAACCATGCAACTTTCACCCAAACCCTCAGCAACCTTGGCATCTTCCTGTATCAGTCTTGCTTGAGCAATTCGGCGTACTTCTGCGGAGTTATCTCTTACCCATAACTCTTTTTTGACACGTTTCCCTATTGCGGTATGGCTGCAACCATGACGACGTGCGAGTTCCATGGGAGAGAACTGCCCGGTCGAATATTCCCGCCGGATAGTGTCCCAATCGAACCTGTCTCGCCCTTTTTTCTCCGTCGCCATACCGTAATCCCCCGTATTTACGCCTATGCTATAGGATTCCTGCCTTAGTATCAATGGATTTTTTTATTGGTTGCATAGGTGAAACCTATAACACCGGAATTTCATTTTTATACTTGCGTTAGCCATTGGATAACGGTATAAGGAGGTAACAGTACACCATAGGACTACAGGCTAAAGGCATAACAGGTTAAAATCACAGCAAAGGAGAACACCATGGAAAATTTTATCGACTTCATTAACTCGGCTCCAAAATTCGCACTCGAAGCTCTGAATGATAAAATCGCTGGAAAACTTGACAAACTTGAAGCTGACAACTTCCCCCTCCTCGGAGAGATCATCGTTGGCAAAATGACAGATCCAGCCAATGACAGAATTTATGGTGCGACTCCGTCTTTCTCATGCCCCGAGTTAGAGGTTTTGGTTGTTGAGTTCCAATCTACTGGCCCGCGCGACGAATCAGGATTTGGCACTATGGGACCAGGACTATCCGGCAACCCGATCAGAATTTTTATCGGATCGAAATATACCGGAATAATCCTCCAGTATGATCACTCATCAAAAACCTGGTCGAGTGCCTACTCTCACGGCAATTTTGGCAAAAAATATGCTTCGGGAGGAACATGGTCGGGAGGATCGCTCTATGCGAACCGGAAAGAAGGGAGATCCTGCTTGGAGGCATTTGTGGATCGGCAGGAGTTTGGGGAGAAGCACGTGTATTCGAAATCAGAAGAAAAATGGCAGGAGAAATTCTGCATCTCTCAACTTTTTTGGGATGCTGCTCGGCGAGACCTTGAGAAACTCGGATTGATTTGATCATTGGACCACGGCGGGGCTAGCGCCCCGCCCGCAGTCGAGCGGTCAAACATCACAACCACAACTGAGGACACCTATGGAAAACGAATACAAAACGTACAACAGCAAAGGTGAATTTCTTGCTGCCTATGGTTTGGGCTGGAACATCGCGGACATTATGAGGAATCAGTACAACCTCACCGACAGAGAAGTGTGGAGAGTGGATTTGATAATCTCCGGTCGAGTTGTGTCAAGTGTGACCAGGACCGAATTAAGAGATGCGGTGAAACCATGAGAAACAGAAAGATCACGAGAGAGGAAAGAAGCCTTAAGAAATGGCGCATGGTCGCGCCTTGGGTACTGATCGCCATCTATGCGGCGGTCGGAATTATAGAGAAAATATAAGGAGGTCAGCATGGGAACCAGAAGTATCAAAATCAAAACCACCTGCAGTTTGAACCACGTCAATACCACTCTCGCATCACCTCTCGCGCCCCTGGGTGATGTCCGGGACGCATCGGTGCAGGTCAGGCAGGTAAACAACATCCCGGCCGATGTGCCGACTGCAACCGTAATCAGGCTGTTCGCCGGGACCTGCGACATCACCGGACTGTGCGGGAATGGGCATCGAGAGCGGCTGGAATTCGATTACTCCGAGTTGGGGTATGGGAAAATCATCAGATAAGGAGAGGTATGACCACTGTAAAAGCCGTCCGTGCCCTGCTCGGCGTCTCTCAATCCTCTATGGCCACGCTCCTGGGCACATCCAGGTGCCGCGTGAGCGATTTTGAGAGAGTCGCCAGGCGGGAAACGAAACAGATGAAGAGGCACCTGCAGGCGCTCGTCATGATCGACGCTGCAGGACTCACTTACCAGCTCATCGAGAACATCAAAAGAGTGAAAGAGGAAGATCCTGATGAAAACTGAAGACACTGAAAAAATAGCCTGGACAGCCATCGTCCGGAAACCGTCATACATCATCGACGATTACCCTGAGCCGTACCACGGCCTCCAGGTCATGGCCGACACGGCGAAACAGGCGGGCGAGCTGGCCATCATCAAGGCCTACAAAATCGATGAGTGCGAGGGCAGACTTCCCTTCGACCAAGGCGACTACGAACTCGTGGTGGTCCTGTGTGGCCTTCCTGATGTCACATGGGGTTGGTCTTTAGATTCCGATCCTCCGGCCGAACCGGTTTTCCAGATCCTGAAGCAAAGCGAGTGCGAAACGTACCGCTGCAATTGTGGCAACACCAAACACGACGAGGGTTTTTTCCAGGTCGACGAGCAGGGCGAGTACCTTTCCGACATGGACACGCCCGTCACCGATCGGTTGCTTTATAAGTGCGGCCGCTGCGACAAGATTGTCGAGATAAACGAGGATTCCCTCGACGTTTAACCACCCACATTTCCAAAAGGAGAATAGCATGAGAAAGGTAATGGTCAGTAAATGGAAATGGAGCGGGATAAATAACGGCAAGAAAGAGGAAATCGGCGAGGCATTCTTTCATCAATTCGGCGTCGGTTATAAGGAATTTTGGACCGCCCCGCCCATGCAATTCACTGTGGCTATAATCGAATGGCCGGATGGTCAGGTCGAATCGGTCGGGGTAAGCTTTATCCGCTTCCTCGAACCTCCCGAGCTTCCACTGGCAGACCAATGGACCAAAGAAGAAGTCCAGGAGATGGAGGCGCAAAACCATGCGCCGCTCCAACCAAACATCATCGACGAAAAAATACTCACCAAAATTTCACCTGCGATGATCAAGGAACTTGAGGATCTTCTCAAAACAGTTTCCCATAATGATCTCACTAGGGATTCAGAGGACTGTGCTCTGGAAGCGGCAATCTACATCCTGAAACGCCTTGTTTAACCATTGGACAGGAGAATATCATGATTTTTTGGGTAAAACTGATTGCGGTAAAAGAAACTCATGGCCAAGAAGCCAGGAACAGCTTGAATGCAAATTGCACACATGTCGCTGGTGACCTCTGGCTTTTCGAAGGTGATGAAGAATCACTGGATCCTGGATTGGATTTTACCATTGTCGATGAGCAAGCGATAGAGTCTTACGGTGATGATTCAGGATCAAACCTCAAGAAGATGGTTTGCGAAACATACTTTCTCACCGGTGAGCAACGCCTGCTCTTGGGTTGTTCTGGTACATAAATTGGCACCATAACCTTTGGACCAAGCCGGGGGCGCTGTCCCCGGCGGCAGTCGAGCGGTTAAATCGTCAATATTAAAAAAAGGAGAAGACAGGGAAATGACACCATGGCAAAGACAGCAACAAATGCTGCACCAAAAATACAAAGAAGAATTCCGTGTCGATTTCATTTATCAGGTTGATCGAGAAATCGTATGCGGCAAATACAAACTCATGTTTCCTGACGCTTTCAGGCATGTGCTTATGATGTCCATATTGAAGGAGATGAACCGATGCTGAAGACGAAAAAGGCAAAGCGAGTCCTGTCGAAGTGGGAGCAGAGCCACTTGACATCGGTCGGAATCAACCGAGTTGAGGACTTCGACGAGAAGTTGGCCAGGATGGCGAAAGAGCAGGCTGACATGGAAGCGAAACACGGCAATGATATCCCGGTGTTTATCGGCTGGTGCCCCACCTGCTGGGCTATCGGCAAAAAACTGAACATGATTTGAAAAGAGAGAGAGGTGGAGAAACCGAAAAAACACGGCAAACCCTGGTCGGTTGCCAATTACACGAGGCTTATGGACCTGATCGATAAAGGCATCTCGCCACACCGAGCGGCCGCGCTGTTGGAAAGAACAGAGGGAGCGATCGACAAGAAAATCACCGTCATCAATATCATCAAGATGATCAAATCCGGGAATCCAGACATGACTATCAGAGATTTCATCAAAAAGCAGAAGAAGCTCTCGACCGAAGAGCTGGCCGTCATCACCGACGCCATTTTCAATGCCGACTGCATCGGCGCTGGCAGGCTTACCTACGCGCAGGAAGCGATAGATGATGCCGGTTTCACCTGGACCGAAGTACATGAGCGGTTCGTTTTTGAAAACTTTGTTGAGAAGGAGCAACCCAATGCCCGATAAAAACAGAAACTTTGGCAGAATTAAACAGGCGGAACGGGCGCTTACCGCCCTGGATTGTCTTGACGACCTGGAGGCGGATATCGTGGACACGATGACGAACCTCCTCCACCTCGCCCATGCGAACGGCCTGGACACTCCAGCAATCATTCGGATGGCAAATATCCATTTTATCGAGGAGGAAAAAGGCAATGTCAGGGTTTGAATTCACAGATGATTTTTACAAAATGATCATGGCCGGGGAGTTAAAGATTGTCACCGGTTCAGATAATGCCCACTACATGAAAGACCTTGATTTCGTCATAGAGCAAAGGAAAGGATGTCATGATGTGAGAGTTTTTCAGGGGAATAGAATAATTGCCACAATGACGGTAAAGGACCATGGCGGAGCTCTCCACCTGTGTGGTGTCGCAATGAGAATCAGCCTGACCCATGAGATAATGGAGAAATTAGAGGAAACAGCCGAAGTAGGAATGAACTGGTTTTCCAAAATCCTGAAAATAATCAAGGAAAGGCCATGATCGAATTATACATCATCATGCTGACGATAGGCACCTCATCACCCGGCGCGATGCTGGGCGTATCGGTCGCTGCCGCAATCTTGGGCAATATGTAAGTATTTATATTCACGATAGATATATTTAACGGTCTTGAATATATCTCACCTATCACCAAACGGAGAATTGACATGATTAAGCAAATAGGAAGCGAAGGGGTATACCAGATAAACACGACAATCATCAACGACAGGTTTATCCAGCAGGACATTTCGATGGAAATAATGGGATTCCGTGAGCTTTTACACCGAAGAGTTTTTGATATCCAGGAAGAGCAAATCAGGTTGGCGCTTATCACACTCGGATGGACACCACCTCGAAGCCAGAAGCCAGGTAGCGACATCACGCCATCACAAGACCTACTCAAAAGCATATTCAACGAAGTGGTAAACCGGGGAGCCGCGGAGAAAATGCCGTATCAACATGTCGTCGGTCTTGTGTTTTACCCGATCTGTGGGAAACACATCGATGAAAAGGAATGGTACTGGAGGATCAACTCAATCGGTAAACTGGTCCACCGGGCTTGCCTGGTGCAAGTAGAACTCGAAATAGATTTGGAAAAACCATGGATGGAAACCGCGCTTCATTATGCCCGCGCAATGGGGATTGTGAAAGACTGATTGGCTCAATTTAGCTCAAATTTGGCTCATAAAAAAGGCCCTGCCGGGAAACTGGCAGGGCCTTTCTGTTATTCCTCCCCCCTAAGTACTGCCTCGATGTCCTGACAAAACTCCCAATTTGATTCATGAAACCTACTTGGTGGTTTCTCCTTGCGCCTCTCCAGCGCGGCGCGGATGGCGGAAATCTGTGATTTTTCCTTTGTAATATCTGGAATAAAAATAGGCTGAGGAATAGTTTGTAACTGCGTTAATACCATTTTCTGTAACTCTTCGGCTCGACAAATGGCATGATATGCCAGCATCGTATATTTATCTTCAGCAGACATACCTGAATACTCTACTGAATCTAAAACGCTCTTAACTAAAATATTTTCAAACCTAAAACGGAATATTGCTGCCCTCATTTCGTCAGCCGATTCAGCTTGTTCAATTTTTCTTTCACACATATCTCCACCCCTATTTCAGGCACATTCAACCCGTCGAAATATCACCGCTGTCCCGTAAAACACCATGGCAAGACCGATCCCCTGCAGGGCTTTCCCGCCATACCCAAAACCCCACATCCCGACAATGACCGCCAGGACCGGCACAGCCTTATACAGCGCCCCTGGAATCCAGATTCTTCTCAGCATCTTTTTCCCCTCCAATTGTGCAAAGTGATAGAACGGCCGCCACACACAGGTTCCATATCTCGAATAGCTGCTTGTAGACCGCATCTCCCTTCTGTCGCTTGAAATAGTCAATGAGGAATTCATATTGATAAACCAGGTTCCCCATGGCTTCCATGGTCGACCTCACCCGCTCATTGCCTTCGTACTCCCATTCCCACAACGGACTGACGAATTCCCCGTCGACCATGGCCTTCCACTTCTTACACATCGCGGCCAGCTGCACCAGTTCCAGGTGGAGGCTGGTGTTCTTCTCCGGCTGCTTGTCCGAACTCTTGCGGAATTCCTCCACCACCTCGTTAAATTCCTCGGTCAAGGTACCGAAGGCCTCATACTCCCCGATAAACTTGCCATTTACCTGGATTGCCCGCTGCAATTCCCGCTCGACCTCAGCGATGATCTCGGCCGCATCGGCGTCAAGATTGATTTTTACCATCTACATCACCACTGGAAATTGTTGAACATCGATATGCGCCGGGATCGACTCTCTCTCCGCTTTCGTCCGGCCGCTCATCTGCTTCATAAAAAAAAACACCCCTGACGCCTTGCATTGATCGTGGAGCGATTCAGCCCATTCCAGTTTCATCGGCCTGACCTTCTGTCCTGATTCGCCGCCGCAGATTACCCAATCAACTCCTATCCTATAATCATTCGCGAAAGCATTTATTAAAACTGGAGGTTGACCACGTTCAGGGAATTCAGCTGGTTTTAAAACTATTTTTCTGAGGTCGACCGGCCCCAATATCGGCTCAACAGAAACGAACCGCACCGCCGCAGGAATCTGCAGCAAGATCGGAATCCGCTCGTCAGCCATCTCTTGATTTTCAGCGGTCACCCCGGCCCATACATTCGCCGGCCACACATTGCCGCTCGGCGATGGACCGAACCTTGAAGGGATGAGCCCATAGTCCTGGCAGAACTGCAGCGCATTATCTGGCCGCTTGGTAAGCACCAAAAATGTGTGCTGCTTGTAGGCGTTCATCCGGCCGAAAACCCGTAAAAGGAAATCAGGCGAAACATCAGAATGGAAAAGATCGCCCATGGAACACACGAATACCCGCTGCGGTTTTTTCCACTCACCTGGTTCATTCAGCCTATCTTCGTGCTCGGTAACCCAAAACGGTTCTAGTTCTGGATATCCATACCGGCCGGCAAGTCGCTTCGCCATCTTTTCTGCATAGCAATTGGCACACCCGGGGGAAATCTTGGTGCAGCCGGTTACTGGATTCCAGACGCGTGTCGCCCAGTGGATTTTAGTAGCACCCATCGCTCAACCCTCCATCATGTAGACGGGAAGAATAACCCACCCGAGATAATCCAGGCGTTCGGCCACGGTCCCGCGCCACCCTTCGGCTTTGGCGCCAATCATGATCTTGTCGCCCACCTCCCTCTCAGTTTTGCCGGTGTATTGTGGCAAAGGGAAACGGTCACCACTGGCGTTTCCACCGAAGGCTATATACCCAACCGGCAACGATTTATTCACATGAACATAATTTTCCTTGCGCGTGAAATCGGTAAACCAACCGATATATCGATCGATATCGCATTGAGTGTCGGTATCAGGGATTCTTGCGCCTTCGGTATTTTGAAAAACCTGAACACGGGCTATCAACATATTCACACTCTGGATATACTCTGGTCCGCATTTTATTCTCTCGCACTCATCTCGATACGCTTTCAATGCTGGTAGCACCGCGACATCTTTAGCGCAAAGAACCATGGCATTCTCCTGGGTATAATGTTTGCCGTTACAAGGGTTCACTGCCGTGAATACGAATTTCCTGTCGATCATCTCTCTTTCTCCACCTTTTTGAATTCAACTACGTAGACCAGGGGATTACCGTAAATCTGCCACGCCTTCCCCCGGTGATCTCTTCTCGCCCGCACATCCTCCCACGGATACGACAAATAGCTGGTTATTACCCCATTGTTTTTTACCGGTGATGGCGCGGCGTTGATGGAATCCCAAAGTTTCCTGAAGGCGTCGACCGGTTCCACATCCCACTCATGCCATGGCCAACCATTATCATCTGTTCCAGGCAGGCCGTCACGGTCTGGAATACCCCACTTCCAAAGGCTTCCATCTTTCGTCACTGACTTCATACCTTCCGCCTTTACATCTTCCGTGGTGATATCCTGCAGGAATTCCAGTCGCACCCTGGTAATTTCCAGGTCGATTCTGCTGACCCAACGGGGCATGTGAATTGATGGTTTCGGCCATGTCCAATCGCCGTAAAAAGGATCTCCATCAGCGAAATACCAGACCGGTTGATTTTTTCCCCATTCCCTTGGCGGCACACTATGTAACCAATCCGGACCAGCGAATGTTTCCCGCACATACAGGATATCACCTACCTTTCCATACGGGCACCGGGCAAGAAGAAGCGGCCACGCCTCCTCCATCATCTCCTTTTTGGTCTCATACATTCCATGCCCGCCGTCACCCCAAGGATAGAAGGCATGCCATAGACCCTGCCCTTTATCGAAAAAAGGCTGAACATCGCACACCCGCCTCGTCATCGTTTTCCTGTTGTCGATGATCGCCATAACCATAGGCGCCTTAAACAGGATCCCTCTTTCCATTTTTCCGTCAGCTCGTTTCATTTCTCCACCACCTTTCTTTTTTTAAAAAGGAACGTCATCCTTGATGTCGCCGGAAGCCCAAACAACATCAATTTTCCGGCATGTATCGACCAGTTTTAAAACGTGGAAATTTTCTCCTGGATGGTTCCTGGACAGTCTTTCAGCTTCTCCCCTGGCTATGCCCTCCGATGGATGTTTAACGGTTGGTGCCCCGTGACTCTCATTCCATACCAGATAAAATTCCCGTATCGTAAACCCTCCTGTAAGGAATTCCAACATAGGCGTAAGCCTGTAGCTTGCCCAACTCCCACGCCTCAAGTTTGACCGTCTTCCTAATCGTCGGCGACTCTTTCGGTTCGACCTCGGCATTGTTCTTTTCACGAAGCAACTGCAGCTGCTCGGTTGAGGTGCCGCCTTCTTTTTTCTTCCGCTGCTTGACCGGTTCCTGCTCGACTACAGGCTTATCGACAGGCCCGAGTCTGCCTGAGCATTTTGGACAAAGTTTTGAACTTCCGCGGTCCAGGTGCGCCCGGCGAAGGGTAACCTCTTGGCCGCATGTGTGCCGGCACAACCACCACTTTGAGAGACCGCTCGATTTCAACCGAATCACGGTGAAGCCGTTGATCTCCCTGCCGGTAATATCTGTCTGACTATTTTCCTTTTTCATGACCTTGACCCTTTCCTCCTCCCATGTTTTTCTGAAAAAGACATCCATCCTTTCGGCATGCGCCGGGAATACACCTCACCTGTCGGCAAAATCCCTTTCCATGCCGGATCACAAAACAACCGGTAATGCCATACCTCAAGGGCTTTGCCTTGTGGTGTCTGTGGCGGTTCGATCCACAACAATCTGGTGTCGTCACCGAAGAATGCTTTCGCCAACGACTCGGCCCGCCGGGCGAGATATCCTTCATCGAAAGAAAGCGATAAATGGAAGCAGCGCTCATAGTCAGGATTTTTCCACCACCCGCAAGAGTGGTGCCCCTGGTCGCGCGTGAAAATCACTTTCGCGCCGGCAGGGATAAAGAAACTTCGGCATGAAATCAGGTAGTCGAAAGTTTCCTTGGTTCCGTCATATAGTCCGGTTGCGGCCCTGGCTTTTGCGCTAACCACCAGGTCTTGCAGATTTATGAAAACTGAATTCATTACATCCATATCTCAAAATTCCTTGCGATTGAGACAGATATTATTTCGTAATCGTGCAGTCTGCCTGACAGAACTTGTGCCGCTAAAAATCGCTACACCCGGAACCCTCGCAATACGGACACGTCCGGCCTTCAATATTATGCCCCCTACCATTACACAGGTGGCATTCAGGAACCGGCTCGTTCTCCCAATCACATCTGTCGTCAACCTGTTGTTCTCTAAGGACTTCAACATCGTGGTAGCTTTTCTCCATCATGCCCCCCCATCTATTTCGCAATCAAGCACACAGCGCCTGACATCTCAGTTTGCAGTTTTGGCGATGGTCAACAGGATCTCGCGGAACTTTTTTGGAGTTGCGTTGCGAATTTTTGTCTTATCTTTACCGCCGATCATTGCCATCATCCCAATCCTTCTGGCTTTTTCGTACCCGTATCGCTCAAGGGCAACTGGATGTATCCGCTGCTCCCCTTTGCTCCAATTAAGCTGGGGAAACTCCACCTTGGCGGCGTATAACCAGGTAGGCTTTCTGCTCACATGTCCATAATGCCCCTGCTCCACGTAACACGTCCACCCGCCGAAATCGTCGGCCTTTGCCCATCCTTTCCCTGGCTCTGGCTTTGCAATCCCGAAAAACTCCCATGCCCTGGAGTGGGCTGGATGCTCAAGCACCCCGCCGTAATTTCTGACAGCAGTAAGAGCAGCGGCAAAGCATCCGCCATCTTCACCAAGACGGAACTGATGGGGGTTGTTCGGGGCTCCGTGCCAATACCTACCCCATCTTTGGCATGGAGGATGGGCGACTACCGGATGAGGTCCTTTGTATGCCCTGGCGTCCCGGTTTTCGTCCCACGGGTCAACCCCATCGATACCGAAATACGCGCCATCTGTTTCTACATACAGAGCGGCAATTGTCTTTAGTTTCTGCTGCATTTTTGACATTTCAAAAAGAAGATGATAGTTTCAACTGTTGCAAATTTCAGTTTTTCTTCTTCACCTCGAAGGTGAACTCCACCTTCTCCTGGTCAAACTCCATCGTGAGGATTTTCCCAAGCGGTGCCGTATCGATCTCAATGACGGGAACAACCACTTTCCCGCCGAGTCGCTCCACGAGCACGAGAATCAACTGGTCCTTCATTTCGTCGAGCGCCTTGATGAGTTCGATGTTCTCCGGGTACAACTGCTTCGCCAACTCAATTCCTTGCCCCATACGCAAAACCTCCTACAATCCTCTCTAACTTTTTCATGGTGTCTAGTGCAGGTAATCCTACCGCCTCACCCCTAAAAATCACGCACAGGTCAACGTCGTAATCGTACAACTTATTCACGTATTGCGGTTGGCCTTCTGTTTCTCCTCGATGCACTGCGGGCACCGAACATGCTGCCCGCCACTCGTCGCGAGAATCTTTGTTTTGTGCCGTTCGCAGTACGATTGCTTTCGGTCCAGTTTGTAGCACTTCCCGCAGGTGTCTTGCTTTTTATTCATTCCGCCACCTTCATAATGTCATCGCGAGTCAGCCCGGCGCCCGCCCACTTGTCGACCGTCACATTCTCCCGGATTTGCAGGTACCCGTTACGACCGAGCTGTTGAAGTTCTTCGATTGACATCCCCTTATACCTTGGCAGATCTTTCTCGAACTCGATCTGAGAGGGAGATTTAACTATCACTCCCCATCGTACTTTACCTCTCTCGTCAACCGATAAAGGCACGTATCCGTTGTCCCGCAACTCCTGTAAAGTTTTTGCGATTCGCTCACGATTGGCAGCCCCGACTTCCTTGTTTAACCTGCCGGATGGAAACTCCCCTGAGTTGGTGGATGAGAAGCATATCCGTAGGTGAGTGACGAATATAGCCATGTTCTCATATCCGACTATTTCGTTTGGTGTCAGGTCTGTCGGAAACATTGGTGGTGATTTCAACATCGCTTGTCTGTCCATTTACCGTGCCTCCCGTATAAATTTTCTTGTCCTGCTCCGGCTTTTGCTGCCTGCAGATATGATTCAAACTTTGTTCCAAAGAGCGTCACTGGGCGAAGAAACTCGCACATCTTTGAATCAGTTTTCCACTCGTCGGTCTTGTGCTCTATGACCGCTTTAAAATCTTCGAGGCGGAAGCCTTCTGCCCATCGCGCCCTAATGTGGCTTTTCGTCGACTGCGTCTGCTGCTTGAACGCTGTTCCAGCTTTTTCGTTGAGGAAAGAAACGATGTCGGAATAAGGAATTTGGGGGCGCTGTCGTGGCTCTTGCCCGACAATATCTTCTATTCCTTCTTTACATTCTTCTCCTTCTTTACATTCTTGTATGTGTTTTTCTGCTGTCTTTCTGCTGTCTTTCTGCTGTCCATTTTGCTGTTCTTTTTTTTGGTACTCGTCATATTTTATTATAGTAAGTATCTGTATTACATTGTTTTTCTGTTGTATTATCTGCTGTTCCTTTTCAAGGTCATCTAAAAACCTCCTAACCTTTGTTCGGCTCCACAGCCATCTGTCGGCTAATTCAACCTCAGATCTTGCCACTTGTCCTCGTAAAACATCTACTTTAACTCCACGTTTATAAAAGAAAGATTCTTCATGATTGGCCAACATGATCAGGTCAACCCACGCTTGGCCCCTGCTGAACTTCTCGCATGTCCATAGCGACGTTTCCTGTAATTTTCTGTGCAACTTTACCCATCCATCTAGAGACATAATCACACGCCAAATAAAAAAAGGCTTAGGAGTCTGCCCAGAGAGAAAGCAAGGTGTATAGGCACCCTATTCTCTGGTTTGGCTTGCAGACTCCTAAGCCTTCGGTTATTTAATTTTTTCATCACTCATCCTATAGTGAGTCGCTTTAGTCTCCCGTAAAAAAGTGGTAGCCAGCCACACGGTCAACCAACACCATCATACAACAGCATTAGTAGTTTTGAACAGTTTTTTGTACTTATGATACAACTTTTTAAATCAGGTATTTTGCCTATTATCGTATTTTCTTCCCCGTAAACCTTCCCCTGATATTCGCGAAGAAATGCTTTCCGAGAGACTTGGCCGCCACCAGTTCGTCATATTCCTTTTTTGTGACGCCAGGATAATGGTATGTCCCGGTTTTAAATCGCAGGGCCATTGTCGATGTTTTTTCATCATATCCATGACCGGTGATGGAAGATGATTTTGCTGCGGTGATTTCAATTTTAGGTTCTTTCTTCTTTTCCATGGTTCTCCTTTTGCCTTTCGGTTTTTTTCAAAAAGACTGCTTCTATTTCGTAATCAACCTTCAGCCCTAACAGACATGTTCCAGTCATCTATGGCTTTATCGACTTCCCATTTTTTGACAGGCGCCATGTCCACTGTCGGCTCCCACAAAATATGGTCGAGATTTGAGCTTCTATGGCTTCCTTTTGCGCGATCTTCCTTACACTTTTCAAGTGTTTCAGGGTTTTCGTCATACCACGGCACCGAGACAAATATGACGAGCGGGTCGCTCGGGATGGTGGTCAGCGTGGAATAGTAGGCTCTGCCATTGCCGAACAGAACCGGATTTCCACCGTAAAGCCCCACTACTTTTAGTGATTTGCTTACATCTGCCGTTTTAACAGCAGCTAATTTTGTGGCAATCTCTTTACCTTTTTTGCTGTTAGACTTGGGCCACCAACCACCTCTTTTCTTTTCTTTAAAAAGAGATTTATCTGGTTCTTTTTCAAACATTAGCCCGACAAGCCGGTTGTCTTGCTGATACCATTGGGTACTTTTGGCTCCGATGCTCTCAAGGATTGGCTGATATTCTTTCTTGGCCTGCTCGTTTATCGCTGTGGCTTCTTTCACGGCAGCAACAAGCGGCCCTTCCGTCACTCGAAAATACCTTCTGTATATGCCTTTCATTCCCGCTCCTTTTTTAGCCTTTCAAAAAGTTGATAGTAGTTTCGAGTTGATCATACCCCGGGCCGTTATGCCTGGCAGATATAGACCGGCTTACCGGTATATCTAGCCACAAATCTCTTAAACCACTCTTCGTCGCTATTTTGCTCTGACAAATGAATCAAGTGGATCTCCTGAAGAGACGAACCGTCCATCTTATGAAGTAAATCAATCACCCGCTGAATACTCATGTGGCTATCCACCAACCTTTTCCGGCGGGCAGGATCCACAAGTCCAGATCTAATATTTTCCGCGAGGATTCGCTCGCAGAAATTCGCCTCGACCATAAGGTGCGTCACCCCTTTGAACTTGTACCGGCAATACGACAGATCGGTAAGAAAGAGGATTTTGTAAGGTCCGGTGGAAATCAGGAAGCCGAGCGGTTCCTCGGCGTCGTGGACCACATCGAATGACATGACTGTCCATCCTCCTTGGATGGTGAATTGCCGCCGGGAAGATACGATATGGAGGCGATGATGGTTGAACTGCTTATTTGCCTCACTCGGATCTGCCAATCTCAACTCTCCCAATGTGCCAGAACTCAGGTAGACATCGACGCCGTTCTTGATGGCGTCTTTTACGGCCCTGGAATGATCAGCATGACCGTGGGTGACCAAACACCCGGCTAAGGTCGAAGTCGTGTAACCTGTGGCCTGCTGAATGCGTTTCCAGGTTATTCCGCATTCGATCATCAGCCGGGAATTGCCGTTGTCCAATAGGTAGCAATTCCCGGCCGATGAGCTGGCAATTGAGGTGATGGTGAGACTCATGACGGTTTTCCTATCGGCACCGGTGCAAGAAGAAGATCGAAATCTTTTTTGGTCATCGGCTCCAACTGTCCATATACCGGGCTCAATCCTTTCACCGCCCACTGATGGACGAATTTTAGATAGTCCCATATGATTTCCTTGGATTTAAAAAGGATGTAATCAGCCTTTTCGGCATCAGTCATACCATCGATCGGATCGTATCCGCCGAGCGCCTGCTGCTCAAATCCTGATCTCAAAATCAAAGTGGCCAGGATGGTGTTGTCTTCTCGATCAACTACGGTAGCCATGGAGATGAAACTATTGATCATCTCGTAGTTTGGCTCAGATGTCATATTCTCCGGCATTTCTAGGTAGGCCTGTTCAAAAACTTCTTTCGGGGACCATGATTCATATCCGTCAGGGTAGACGACTTTGTATCCCGGCTGCCCGTCCCGCTCATCCTCTTCTGCCATCACCTGCTTTACTCCGATGTATGTCTTCACGCTGTTCTCCTTGCGCTCCCCTCGGTGAGGAGGGGAGTTGTCATTTCTAAGATTGTCATTTTACGGGCGTCTTCCAGAGTGCTCGCGGCCGTCTTCCAAGGATCTCGCATGAGAGCTGTATGTGCTCGCCATGCTTTCGTAATAGGTCTGTAAGGATCTCAGCGCCCGAGCAAGGGTTTTGTCGGCAGCACTTGATAGCCATGGAGATTTTTTCCCAAAACCAGAGCTTTTCACCTCATATTCAACAGAGCCGTCTTTCTCTCTCCTTTCAACCTGTAGTGTCGACAGCCTATTGAATCCGCTGCTCTGTATCCCGGTGGCACAGAGGTATCCAGTAATATCTGGAAAAGGGTTGTGCACCGTCCAGGAGTATCTAGGCATGATCTTTTCAAGTTCCTTCCTGAATTCAGATGTTTTCATTACGGCATCCTTTTTTGACATCAGAACGGAGCCCGGCCTTTTCTCTGCTGATTTTTCGCCTCATCCTCCATGAGCGCCCGGTCTGCTTCCTCTGAGGTCATGCCACCAGCTGCCGGCGGGGCCGGTCCGATATCTGCCGGCGGCGGTTCGTTGCCCTGCGGGGGAGTGTTCTCGGGAGTGGTGGCCGGCTCCTTCTCTTCGGTGATCTCCCCGGTCTCCATATCGATGAAATCCTTGTTCGCTTCCTCTTCGTAGGTCATCTGAGATTCAGCTTCGCGCACCGAAACCTCGTTTTGCTGAAGGACTTGGTAAGCGTCATCGATCTTCTGAGAGTCGATGGTGATATTGCTGTAGGCTGCCCGCTTAATGGTCTTCATGCACATCTCCTCGAACCAGCCTTCCACCTTCTCTTTACCGGACTTCTTGTTCTTTCCGGTCTTCTCGTCTTTCACCCAAGCATCTTTTTCCCCGCCCCAGAACTCAGGACTGGCATGCTTCGGTTTCCGCTTTTCGATGTCCTTCATGGACATCACCACGAGTTTGTTCCTCGTTTTGTCCTTATAGGCGTGATAATAGAACCCGCCGACGATGGCGCCGCGGTCGAAAGGGTTGGTGACCTTCAAGGTATAGGAGTCGAATTTGTTCTCGTGGTCCTTCTTGATAACCTTGAATTCGTCGGTGGAGAAGACCAGTTCACAGGTGACGACAGGCGGTTCGCCAAGGGCGTATTTCTCGGCCTTCAGTTCGAGGCCGCGATACCCCGGAAGAAAACCGATATCATATTGGCCGGTGGTGTTGTTTTTATACGGGACGAGATGGACATGGTTCTTCTCCAAGGCATCCCAGCCGATACGGGCTGCAGACACGACATTGCGAGCCAGCAACGACATATTCACGTTCTGCCAGGTGATAGGAACCAGGTCGCGGTATTGCTCGCTTTTTTTCAGGCGCTTTTCCTCGGCCAGTTTTAGTGCAGCATCCAGGGCCATGAAATAGTTCTGCGCCAAGCGTTTCTGATGCTCGGTCAGGGCAAGTTCACCAACACCTGAGCCGAATTCACTTACGACTTTAAGCATGAAGCGCTCAGACATGGATTGGGTAGGCGCGGCCGGGATATTTCCCGCAGTGGTTGCAGGTGTGGTTCCCGCCGGGACTGGTAACTCTTGTTGTTTTCCTTTCATTGTGATTCTCCTTTTTTATTAATATTTTTTTTCATCAACGAGGTTGATGTCAGTCTGTCACGCGCCTGATAAACCAAGAAACCTCATAAATGTGTCACAGCCGTATTCTCCAACAGTAAGCGAAATAATCTCGCCAACTGTGTATCTGTCTTTATTGACGCTGAGACGGTTTTTGAGAAAATCAGCTACTCCGAATGAACATGCACCAGTGATAACGCGGTAGCACACAACAGCATCTTCAAAACTGAGTTCGCTGTCTGGTGTCAAATCTTCATAATCCGATTTGTCGCGATTTTCAGTTTTGAATCGGAGATCAATCATGGCAGTCTTGACACTATCTCCGTGAGCTGTTTTCCCGTCTTTTTCCACCAAATAAAAAACTTCATCCTTGTTGATTTTTTTAATTTTATAAATATTGGCGTTATCAACGCGTCTCTCTAAGACAACCTCTCCCAAAATACCGTCAGCACAACAATACCTGCCATCCTGCCATCTCATTATCGGCGTTTCTTTGCCAATCTCAATTCTCTCTCTCCTGAGATCGAGATAGCCGCCGACGGTCGGGTTGAAGCCCTCGGGAATGCTGGTCAGGCTACTGAGATCGAGAGAGCCGCCGACGGTCGGGTTGAAGCCCTCGGGAATGCTG